TATTATTTATCTATGAAGTTTGCACCACAAAGAACACAGGAGATGAAGTTGTTGTACGAGGATGAATTAGCTAGAGCATTATCTGAAGACGGTTCTGCAGCTAGCACATTTATCACTCCGAAGACATACTATCCAAACGTATAATGGCTAGATTTGCAAAAGGTAGTAGAGCATTAGCAATATCTGATAGATCAGGAGCCGCATTTCCATATAGAGAAATGGTAAAAGAATGGACTGGTGCTTGGGTACATATTTCTGAATTTGAACCTAAACAACCACAATTAGAACCACATCCTGTAGGAGCGGACCCACAAGGATTACAACATGCAAGACCTGCAAGAGTTGAGTTTCCTGTTCAAGATATTTTACCCAACAATCCTTTTACAACCACTGCTGCATCTGGAACTTTAAGTGTATCTTATCCATCAAATCAAATAAATGATGGAACTACTTATGTTAGATTTCAATCTGTTAAAAAACCCGTAGGTGGTGTTGCTATTTCTACTTTGCAATTAGAAACTACATTAAATGGAAACATAAATGATTCTGTTGCTACAATCACTTTAACAGACGCAACCGAGTTTCCAACTTCAGGTTTTATTATGATAGAAAAAATTGACACAACCCCTAACACAACTAATTATGGAAAATTTTTAAACGAAGTGATTCAGTATACAGGTAAAGCCGGTAACAATTTAACAGGATGCACACGTGGAACTTCCGCACCATTTAAAGGAGTAACTCCATCTTCAACTACAGCAACTACACATACCAGCGGAGCAAAAGTTTTTGGATCTTATTTAGCAACTGCTATTGGAACAACAGTTCAAACAGGGGCTCAACCAGCAACTGAAACACAATATAATTCTATAACAGTGCCTTTAGTATCCAATGCTTCAAGCACAGAAACAGGGGGCGGTTTTCAGTGTACAATTGGACCCGTAAATGATAGAAGTTAGTTATGGCAGGATATACATACGCAACTTTAACAGATGATATTAGAAACTACACAGAAGTAGATGCAAACGTATTTACTGCTGCTGTTATAAATAGATTTATAGAAAACGCAGAAAATAGAATTAATTTAGATGTTCCTATGGATTCTGATAGAATTATGGGACAAGGACAATTTGCACAAAATTTTAATAGCATAACAGTCCCAACAAAAACTTTATTTGTTAGAGGTGTGCAAGTATTTAATTCTACCACGGTTACTACTGATCAAGGGTTTTGGTTAGAAAGACGTGATCAAACTTTTATTACTGAATATGTTGGAGAAGCAACAGGTCCTTCAGGTGGGTCTACAGGACAAAATGTTAAAGGATTACCTAAATATTATTCTATGTATGGTGGTGCTACTACAGGGGTAAACACAGCTACTTCTGGAGCCATATTTGTAGCTCCAACACCAGACCAAAATTATCAATATATTATTCATTATAATGCTCAACCTACAGGTCTAGAAACTAATACAGGTGGTACGTATGTTAGTAATTACTTTCCACAAGGATTATTGTATGCATGTTTGGTAGAGGCATTTATGTTTTTAAAAGGTCCAACAGATATGTTGACACTATATGAAAATAGATATAAAACAGAGTTACAAAAGTTTGCAGCAATGCAAATTGGAAGAAGAAGACGAGACGATTACACGGATGGTACACTAAGAATTCCAATCGAGTCACCGCCTCAGTAATTAGGAGAAAAATATTATGGCAATAACATCGGCAGTATGTAACAGTTTTAAAACAGAAGTTTTACAAGGCTTACATAATTTTACAGCGTCATCTGGAAATACATTTAAAATAGCTTTATACACAAGTAGTGCTACTTTAAATAAATCGACAACAGCCTACAGTTCATCAAATGAAATTACTAACACATCAGGTTCAGCTTATACTGCAGGTGGTGCAACACTTACAAGTGTAACTCCAGCTTTATCAACTGACACTGCGTGTTGTGATTTTGCAGACGTTAGTTTTACTTCTGCTTCATTCACAGCAAACGGATGTTTAATTTATAATGATACAAACTCTGATAGAGCAGTTTGTGCTATTGCATTTGGTGGAGACAAAACTGTATCAAGTGGAACTTTCACAATTCAATTTCCAACAGCAGACGCATCGAACGCAATTCTTCGTATAGCGTAGAGGTAGCGACGGATGTCCGTTACTAGAACTTTTACAGTAACGGTAGTTAGTACCGGTTCAGGAAATAAATATTTTATTGATGGTGTACAACAAGCCACAATAAATATTGCTGAAGGCGGAACGTATAAATTTGATCAATCTGATTCCTCAAACTCTTCTCACCCATTAAGATTTTCAACAACCAGCGATGGAACACATGGCGGTGGTTCTGAGTACACAACTGGTGTAACCACAAACGGTACTCCTGGTCAAGCAGGAGCATATACTCAAATAACAGTTGCTGAAAGCGCACCTACTCTTTATTACTATTGTACTAATCACTCAGGAATGGGTGGCCAAGCAAACACCGTTGATGACAATACTTGGGGAATGTGGGCATGGAGCACTAATGAATGGGGTGATCAAGGTCCTATAGATTTTACTCCAACTGGAGTATCGGCTACATCAAGTGTTGGATCCGTCATTGCTGCTCCAAGTGTTACTGTTGAATTAACAGGTCAATCTGCAACATCTTCAGTAGGTTCTCCAAATCTTGATTTAACTTCTAATGTATCTTTAACAGCACCATCTGAGTTAACAACTGCGATTGGTTCTGTTACAGCAGCTAATTCCGATGGTTGGGGTAGACAAGAATGGGGAAACTCTGCTTGGGGTGTAGATTACTCTGTTTCATTAACCGGTTTAAGTACTACATCTAGTGTTGGAACCGTTGTTGCTGCTCAATTTATTAGTGCAGAATTAACTGGGGTAAGTGCTACTTCTTCACTAGGATCACCAAACACTGGTCAACTTTCAGTTGCAGCTTTGACAGGGGTTAGCGCAACAACAGAACTTGGAAGTTTTGATAATGCTGGTACTTTAGTTGGTTGGGGTAGAAATGGTTGGGGTGAAGAACCTTATGGAGATTCATTTAATAAATTAGAACAACTAGCCGGAGTTAGCGCAACAGGTAGTGTTGGTTCTTTAGGTTTTGATATAATATCTGGAGTATCTTTAACAGGAGTCAGTGCAACTGCTAGTGTTGGTTCTTTAAGTTTTGTTATAGATTCTACACCTGTCATAACAGGAGTTAGTGCAACTGCTAGTGTAGGAATTGTAGACCCAGATCAAGATATTGTTGGGTTATCTGGATTTGGAATGACTTCTAACGTTGGATCTATTTCACCTGCTGATGTTGAAGGATTAACAGGATTGTCTACAACCTCTTCTGTAGGAGATATAGAAATAGTACAAACTGAAATTGTAACTCCAACGGGTGTGTCTTCAACAAGTAGTGTAGGATCTCTTACATTAGAAATAGGAGTTCCATTAACAGGAGTCTCATCAACAGCAAGCACAGGGTCTATCACACCTACCGATGTTATGGGATTAACAGGAGTACAAGCAACAGCTAGTGTAAATGCTGACGGGTTGATTCTTAAATATTTTGGAAAACTAACACCTAAAACTAGCTCTGGTTATACAACAAAAACACCTAAAGTCAGCTCTGGTTATACAACAAAAACACCTGCATAATTGTGTTTGACTTGACAATAAATAAATATTATAAATAACGAAAATAAGGATATAAATAATGGCATCAACATATTCATCAGATCTTAAACTAGAACTAATGGCTACCGGTGAAAACGCTGGTACATGGGGAACTAAGACAAATACAAATTTAAATTTAGTACAACAAGCAGTTGCAGGTTATCAAGCAATAGCTGTAGCATCGTCTGATGTAGCTCTTACAATGGATAACGCAACTATTTCAAATGCAAGAAATGCAACTTTAAAATTTACAGGAACATTAGCTGCAAATAGAACAGTAACTGTTCCAGATAGTATTGAAAAAGTTTACAACATTGTAGATGGAACTGACCACGCAGGTTACACTTTAACTTTTAAAACAGCATCAGGAACAGGGGTTTTACTTTGTGAAGGAAACAACTATGTAGTATTTGCTGATGGAACAAATGTTGTAAAACTTACTGAACAAAGAAATTGGAGAGCAATTACTGCAGCTGAAACAATTCAAGCAGGTGCTCAAATTTTAGCTAACACAAATGGTGGAGCGTTCACTGTAACTCTACCCGCATCACCAAGTGCAGGTGACACAGTAAATTTTGTAGATCAAGGATATGATTTTAATTCTAACGCACTAACTATTGGTAGAAACTCTTCTAATATAGCTAACGCAGCATCTGATCTTGTAATTAATACACAAGGTGCAGCTTTTGGGTTAGTATATTCTGGAGACGCTACAACAGGATGGACTTACACGGAGAAATAATATGGCAACTAACGCAAATTGGACAATAATATTTGAAGATAAAATAATAGTTAAAAATTATGCAGAAGGCGCTAATGAAGGTGTCGGCTACAAAATTGATGACGATGCTTTTTGGAGTGATTCTAAATTTTCAAATATCTGGGCTATTCAACATGGAACATCTAATACTTCTGATGAAGTAGAACATAGAGATGAAACTCCACACTGTAGTTATGTGGATGCAAATTTAGGAGACATTAGTCAATTTACTGGTAGATGGGACTCAGCTCATTTAGCTAAATTACAATCAGATTGGGATAACAATACCTTACAAATTGAAGACCCAGAAGGATCAGAAACTTACAGAGACGAAACAGAATCGGAGAAAATTGCTAGACTAGGCGCAAGACCTACATCATATTCTTCGTAGGAGAAAAAATGGCAAATTACGAAGCAACAAAATATGATTATTCAGGTGCAAACCTTACTGGTATTGAAGGAATTCCTACAGCAACTATTATACCATGGTCAGATTCTTCTGCGCCAACAGGGTTTTTAGAATGTAATGGTGCAGCAGTTTCAAGATCAACTTATTCAGCTTTATTTGCAATTGTGGGAACAACATACGGAGCTGGAGATGGTTCATCTACTTTTAATCTACCTGATTTACAAGACAAATGCATAATAAGCAAATCTAATAACAAAGCTTTAGCGTCAACTGGTGGAGCAGAAACAGTAACATCAACTGGAAACGTTGGTGGATCAACAGCTAATGCTACTTTATCTACATCTCAACTCGCTTCTCACTCACATCCAGGAGGAGCTAATAATAGTGGTGGTAAATATATACCGATGGAATCACATTTTTACGTACCTGGTACTAAAGCTTATGGTAATACAGGTAATGCAGGTTCAGGCAATAGTCACTCTCATAACATGAGCGCAAATTTTAGTGGTGATGCAACTTCAGTTGTTCAACCTTATTTAACAATTTTATATATTATAAAAACTTAGGATAAAATTATGTCAAATTACGAAGCAACAAAATATGATTTCGACGGAGCGAATCTTACTGGTGTTGAAGGAATTCCTACAGCAACTATTATACCGTGGTCTTCCGCATCAGTACCAACGGGTTTTTTAGAATGTAATGGTGCAGCTGTATCAAGATCAACTTACTCTGCGTTATTTGCAATTATAGGTACAACGTATGGAGCTGGCGATGGCTCAAGCACTTTTAACATACCTGACTTACAAGATAAGGTAACAGTTGGAAAATCTAACAACAAAGCGTTAGCATCAGCTGGTGGAGCAGAAACAGTAACATCAACTGGAAATGTTGCGGGTTCAACAGCTAATGCAACTCTATCTACAGCTCAACTTGCCTCTCACCCACACCCTAGCGGTTTAACTTTTCCAAATATTCCAACACAAAGTAAGCCATTAGCTGGCTTTCCAAATAATCCAACTGGTACTACTTCATCTAATACAGGTAGTACAGGTTCAGGCAATAGTCATTCTCATAACATGAGTGCAAATTTTAGTGGTGATGCAACTTCAGTTTTACAACCTTATTTAACTGCTATATACATTATAAAAACTTAGGATAAAATTATGTCAAACTATGAAGCAACAAAATATGATTTCGACGGAGCAAACCTTACTGACATTGAAGGAATTCCCACAGCAACTATTATACCTTGGTCAGATTCTTCTGTACCAACAGGATACTTAGAATGTAATGGCGCGGCAGTTTCAAGATCAACTTATTCAGCATTATTTGCAATTGTAGGTACAACTTATGGAGCTGGAGATGGCTCAAGTACTTTTAATGTACCTGATTTACAAGATAACGTACCAGTTGGGAAATCTAATAACAAAGCTCTGGCATCAACCGGCGGAGCAAACACAGTAACTTCCACAGGAAACATTGCTGGTTCAACAGCTAACGCTACTTTATCTACACCTCAACTTGCCTCACACAGTCACAGTGGAGGTCCCGGTAATCCTGATGGAGGTAGAACCATGGGGTATGAAAACCCAGGTACGTATAGAAAAGGTGCAGCTCAACCTTCAAATACAGGTAATCAGGGTTCTGGTAGTGGACACTCTCACAATATGAGTGCTAACTTTAGTGGAGATGCTACTTCGGTTCTACAGCCTTATTTAACTGTAATATATATTATAAAAACTTAATTAAGGTCTTAACATCATCCAAGATGTTAAAATATATTTTTCACCAGACAGTGGTGGGTTACCTCTATGTACATAAGGAAATCCTGCAGGCCAAATAACTATTCTACCTGTTTTAGGTTTTACTCTTTTTGAAAAATTTAAAAATTCAGTTTCTCCTCCTTCTTCAACATCATTTAAATATATAGAAAAAACAAAAGCTCGTGGTTCATTACCATATCCTTTCCCATGTTCAATATGCCAAACGTGATAACCTTCTGTCGGTAAAGTTTTTTGTATTTTTAAATCTGTAAAATAAAAAGGAACTCCATAAGCATCTCCTGCTCCTGTATTTTTAACATAATGATTCCACGCTATATCAAAGTTTAACATCATAGGTTTTAAAGATTCCCACCAAACATCAATATTATGAGGTGCTGCAAAAAATTGTTGATCTTGTTTATGAAGTATAGATGCGTTTTCCCCACCTATTCTGTTAATTGTATGATTAAATTTGTTTTCATCTTCATATATTTTAATTGCTTTATTACATTCTTGTTCAGTAATATAATTATCATATACGCCAATAAAATTGTTTATGTTAACGGTTTTGTTTTTCATTTTTTTCTTCCTGTTTTTTTTAAATAACTATCGTATTTATGATGTGCAAAAGGACCATTTTGATTTACATAATGTAAAAATACTTGAGCAATTCCACCACCTTTATACACACCAGGTCGCCAATGTTTTTGATCACATCCTGCATATAAAATAGCATCTCCTTCTTCTAATTCAAATTTTTTACCTTCAACAACAATAGGCCAGTTATCATATTTTTTTATACAGGCAGTAACAGATATCTCACACGAAGGTCTATCAGTATGTTTTTTTAAAGTTGCACCAAAAACATAATATCTCCAATATGCATAAGTTGGAAATAATTTTAATTTAGAGTTTTTTTCTATCAAAGATAATTTAATATCTAATAAAGCGGTCATCAACGGATCTTCGTACCACGCGGGAGAAAAAGATTGAACATCGATTGTATGATCTCTATGAGAATCTAGTTTATTATAACAATATTTTTGAAGAGTATTTAATTCTTCTTTTTTAAAAAATTGTTTTATTAATTTATTTTTTATCCTAGCCATGCAACAATACTATATCTTGTTCCTTTAGTAATTGGTTGAATACCATGAGGATACATAAAATTACTGGGAAAAAATACAATAGATCCTTTACCGAGTTTTAATCTTTTAATTTCGTTTCTTTTTTGATCTGTAAAAATTAAATCTCCTCCTTCATACTCATTATTTAAATTCATTATAATACTTAAATGTCTAAAATATTCTGTAAAATGATCAGTGTGTGTATTATATTTTCCACCAACACCATATTTTAATAAATCTATTTGATTAATTTTATTACTTCCCATTTCAGGAAATTTAATTTTATAAAAACAATATAATCTTTCTATTTCTTGTTTTATAAAATTCCAATAAAATAAATCGGTAGGACCTTCGTTATGTTTTAACTGATAACCTTTTACATTTCTTATTTCTTTAATAAGGCCACCACCTACTTCCATATTTTTTTTAGCTTTGTTTTTTGTTAAACATATTATTTTATCCATAAAAAACGGATCAATTATATTATCTAATTTAACTATTGCTTCTAAATGGTCCATTATATTGATACTTTCATTCTCTATATATTTGATATATACTATAATTTAAATATTTCAAAGGTTTTTATGTTACAGAAGTTAGGGTTTTTACCAGGATTCAATAAACAAGTTACATCTACTGGAGCTGAATCACAGTGGACAGATGGAGAAAATGTACGTTTTAGATACGGCACACCTGAAAAAATAGGTGGCTGGTCTCAATTAGGAAGTAGTAAACTAACAGGTGTTGCAAGAGGTTTACATCATTTTGTTAATAAAGAGTCTATTAAATACGCTGCTATTGGTACAAACAAAATTCTATATGTTTATTCTGGTGGTGTGTATTACGATATACATCCTCTAGTTAATCCATCAGGCACAGCTATTACAAATGCGTTTAGCACGGTTAATGGATCACCTACTGTTACTATAACTTTTTCTGGAGCACATGGTTTTGTAGCAGGAGATATAATTTTATTTGGTGCAACATCTACCTTCAGTTCTATAACTAACTCTAATTTTGGTGCATCTGATTTTTGTGATAAAAAATTTATGGTAACAAGTGTGCCATCAACAACTACGATTACAATTACAATGCCCAGTAATGAAACAGGAAGTGGAGCTAGTACTTCTGGGGGTATAACTTATTTTAGATATTATCATGTAGGACCTGCAGAACAGGCAGGTGCTTATGGTTGGGGTATATCTTTATGGGGTGGAAATGTCACTGGAGCAATAACAACTACTTTAAATGGATCATTAAGTGCTAACGCATTTGGTACTGGTGGATCAGGAACAAATATTACATTAACAAGTACAGTAGGTTTTCCAACTACCGGAACAAATTTTATACAAGTTGGGACAGAAGAAATTTCTTACACAGGTGTATCAGGAAATGATTTAACTGGTATCACTAGAAATGTTAGAGGAACTACAAACGCATCTCACTCGAGCGGAGACACGGTAACCAACACATCTAGTTGGACAGGATGGGGTTCTGCTGCGGTTAATACCGACTCAGTATTAGACCCTGGTCTATGGTCCTTGGATAATTTAGGAAGTACCTTGATTGCTTTAATACACAATGGTGAGTGTTTTCAATGGAACGGTGATCTAAGTAACGCAACTGCTACTCGTGCAACTATTATTAGTGGTGCACCAACAGCGTCACGTGATATGTTAGTGTCCACACCAGATCGTCACTTAGTTTTCTTTGGAACAGAAACAACTATTGGTGATAAATCAACTCAAGACGATATGTTTATAAGATTTTCTTCTCAAGAAGATATTACAGATTATGCTGTAACATCTGAGAATAGTGCTGGTACACAAAGACTAGCCGCCGGATCACGGATCATGGGTGCTAAACTTGGTAGAAATGCAATATACATTTGGAGCGACAATTCTTTATTTACTATGAGATTTGTTGGAACACCTTTTACATTTGCGTTTGAACAAGTTGGTACTAACTGTGGATTGATAGGACAGAACGCAGCTGTTGAAGTTGATGGTGCTGCGTACTGGATGTCTGACAATGGTTTCTTTAGATACACCGGTAAACTAGAATCTATGGATTGTTTGGTTGAAGACTATGTTTATGAAAATTTAAATACTTTATCTAATCAATTAGTGTATGCAGGTATTAATAATTTGTTTGGTGAAGTTACGTGGTTTTATCCAACAGCAGATTCAAACGTTAATACAAGAGCAGTTACTTATAGTTATTTAGATTCTACACCTAAACGACCTATATGGTTTACAAACGCTAGTAGTTTATTTGCTAGAACAACTTGGGAAGATTCTGCTGTATTTGGTTTACCACATTCAACTCAATACGACGCAGATGATGATGCTTCGTTTGATGTAGTTGGAAACACAGACGGTGTTACTTATTACTATGAACATGAAACAGGAGTTAATCAAATAAGAGGAGGAGCTACAACAGCTATTCCAGCTAGTATAACATCTGGTGATTATGACATCACACAAAAAGTTGTAAGAGGAGCAGCAACTAGTTTAGGTGATCTTAGGGGTGATGGTGAAAATATTATGCGAGTTAGTAGAATTATACCTGACTTTATTTCTCAACAAGGAAACGCTATCATACAACTAGATTTAAGAAATTATTCTAATGATGCAGCAACAAGCTCATCATTAGGTCCTTTTACTGTATCATCTTCTACTGATAAAGTAGACACACGTGCAAGAGGAAGAGCGATAGCTCTTACTATATCTAATACTGCAGTAGATAGTAGTTGGAAACTAGGGACTTTTAGGTTAGATATACACGCTGGAGGAAGACGATAATGGAACAACTAGTAATGGCTATAGCAATACCACTAGCTAAACAATACGGCATGAGTAAAGCTTTAGATATAGCTTATGAAAGGTTAGGTATAGCCGCTCCTCAAGAACAGGATCCATTTATTTATGGAATGAACCAACCTTTTTCTGCTGGTAATTTAACAAACATGCTTAAAAGAGCGGGAATAAGATCAGGAGCAAATATGTTAATGAACAACCTGCCTTCAGGTATATTGCCTCTTGTTGGGATTACAGGTGCAGCAACTTTAGCAAATAAATATAGAAAACAGCTTACTGGTTATGATACACAAGCTGCTTATGAAGCAGCTCGACAGGAACGAATAGCAAATAAAAGATTAGATAACATTACAGATAGAATGCTTGATGGTAAAGATTACGCAAACTATGAAGATGCATTACTAGACAGTGGTGCAGGTGCTGTAAAAATTGATGATAGTATAACATATGGAACAGATTATTTTCCGGACGCTCCAAAAACACCTGATAGTAGCAGAAGAGATAGTGCTCCAACAACAAGTTCTAGTGTAGGATACAATAAAGATGACTCAAACAGAGAAAGTCGTAGAGGTAGATATTCTGAAGGAGGCATTGCAAGTTTATGGCAAAGATAGTTCAAACATTAACAAGAGCAAGCGCTGAGTATGAAGAAGATGTAGCTCACTCATTAGTTAGAGATTTAGATGCAGTATTAGAAAAATTAAACACAACATTTCAAGAAGAATTAAAACAAGAGATAGAAGCTAGAAGCTTCTTTTTAGATTAATGGCAGTAGTAAACCAATATAAATTTGTAGGTATAGATAACAGCACAAGTGGTGGAGCACTTACACCTTTGGGGTCTGGTATTCCTGCAGTCAATGAAACAATAGTTATTAAATCAATACTTGTTACATCAGCCGGAACACCGTCTGTAACTGTTACAAACAACAGTATTACAGCTATAAAATCAGCGGCTCTTACAGCCAATGTTACAACAGAATTACTAACTCAACCTTTAATAGTTGAAGGTGGTAAAGCTTTTACAGTGCAATCAAGCACTGCAGATTCGTTTGACGTAGCTATTAGCTATCTAAATATTAAGAAAGAGGTAACAACATAATGAAAGTATACAACGCAAAAATAGAAGAAACATATAGACACAAGAAAACAGGAGAGGTTTTTAAGGAGAGAAAAGACTGGGAAGTCAAAGGTTACAAGCCAGAGGAGATGGCTCAGGACGTAAAAGTTATTATGCCGCCTCTTGATTTGTTCTCAAAAACAAAGTAAAGTAGCAAAACCATGGGAATAGAAGATATACAAATTTCAGAAGAATTAAAGACTAACGCACCATCTATTAAATATAGAGGTAATGAAGGTCCTAAATCTCCACAAGAAGAACAAATGATGATGATGATGGCTTCAGATCCAGATCCTATGGATGAGAGAAATATGGTGATGGAAAATATTGCAATGAAAGTATTTGGTAAATCTTTAAAAGATTTAACCGATGATGAAATAATTCAAATAGAAGACATGATGATGGAAATGTCAGGTGGTCAACCATTACCAGAAGATCCAACAAAACCTATCAATCCTTTTCAACCAAAGCCAATAGGACCATTACCAGATAAAAGACAGATGGCAGCGTATGGTGGTATCATGGGTCTAGATGGTAGAAAAAAATATGGACTAGGATCATGGTTTCAAGAAAATATTATGGACCCAATAAAAGAAAATCCTGAAGTAGCTTTAGCAGCAGCTGCAGCAGGTGTTGATTATTTTGGTATTCCTGATTATGATATTTTAGGACCTTTAGGGGGTGTTGGTGGTAAAAAATATTTAACTGGTGGTAACACTATTAGTGAATTATTAGCTAAAAAACCGGGAGGTAAGAATGCTAAGGAAGACGCTCAAACTTATGGTGAAATGATTACAAGTGCAGTAGGTAAAAACATTGTACCAATAGTAGGTGGTCTTGCATCATATTTGTTTACTAAAGATCAACCAGGTGGACAACCAGGTGGACAAGGTATACCAGATGACAACACCGCAATAGCGTTAGCAGACCTTAAAAAATCTGCAAACATACTAGATCAAAAACAAGGATTAGCAGCAGGGTTAAATTTTTTACCATCAGTTGCAGCTAGAAAATACACACCAGCAGAAATGATTCAAACATATTCAGAAGCAGCAGCCAATGGTGGCAGAATCGGTATGGCAGAAGGTGGAATCATGGACCTTGGTGGTTTAGAAAAAGATTACAGAAACACTGGTGGTTTTGTAGAGATTGGAGCTAAAGAAAAAGCTGACGATGTTCCTGCAAGATTAAGTGTAAATGAGTTTGTATTTACAGCAGATGCTGTTAGAAATGCAGGTGGTGGAGATATAGATAAAGGGGCACAAGTTATGGAAAACATGATGAAACATTTAGAACAAGGTGGACAAGTTTCTGAAGAGTCACAAGGTATGGCTGGTGCTAGAGATATGTTTGCAACATCAGAGAGATTAAGCGAGGTTATATAATGGCAATAGAACAAGTACAAAATTTACCACAACAATACGTAACAGACCTTGGTGTTGATTACGGAAAACAATTAGCAGGATTAACATCTATACCTTTAGATACATCTAGATTTGCACCTACAGTTGCAGATCAAGATCCTTTACAAAAAAGAGCTACTGAATTAGCAGCGTCAGGTGTTGGAGCATACCAACCTTATCTTACAGCACAAGAATCACTCACAGGACCACAAGCTTACCAACCGTTTATGTCTCCATATCAACAAGATGTAATCGATGCAACACTAGCAGAATTTGACAAACAAACTCAAGCAGGTCTTTCAGGTATTGGACAACGAGCAGCAATGTCTGGTAACTTAGGCGGTGGTAGAGAAGGTGTAATGAGAGCAAATTTTTTATCTGATCAAAATGCAAACAGAGCAGCAATACAAGCGAAATTATTGCAACAAGGATTTAGAGAAGCGCAACAAGGAGCACGAACAGCATTTGATCAACAAGGAAAATTAGCAGGAGATATAACAGATTTCCAAACAGCAGATATTAACCAGTTGGGTCGATTGGGCGCCGTGAATCAACTACAAGAACAAGCAAAACTTGATGCACAACGAGAAGCAAATAGACTAGAAGCATACGAACCTTATGAAAGATTAGGTACATATGGTTCTGGAGTTGCAAGTCTATTCTCAGGTAATGCACCGTTCGGTAATCAATCAACAATAACACCAAATCCTACACCATTACAAACGGCTCTTGGAACAGCTAGTGTTTTAAGTGGTATCTTTGGTGGTAACACAGGTGGCTTTAAAGGTTTACAGTCAGTTTAATATGAACAGAATAATGAGAAGACCTATGTTTAGAAAAGGTGGCAGTGCCGATGAAGGTATTACATCTGGACTAAGACAAGGTTATAAAGATCCTGCAGGTACGGTACAACAAAACGATCTATCTAAAATAGATATTAGAAATATGAACATGCAACAGTTAAGAGACCTTGCATCACAGGTATCTTACAAAGCACCACCAATGCCAAGAGATAGATCATTAGATGATTTTAAAATAGATTTTGGTTTAGATTTAATTAGTAGACCTGCATCCGGTAACATTTTTCAAACAGCTGCACTATCAGCTAAAGAACCATTCGCTAATTTTAGATCAAGCAGAGCAGCATATAACAAAGGCATAAGTGATAGAGCTATTAACAAATATAATAGCGAAGCAGATATGTTTAAAACATTAATAGGAGCTCAGTCTGATATACTTGGATCAGAAACAGGTGGTAAAACATACAGAGATTTAGAAATAGCTAGACAACTAGAAGCAATTATTCCTAAAATATATGAAATAGAAACTAAAGTTGAAGAAGGCACAGCAACTGACGATGACTTAGTTCAATTAGATATATTAAAAACTCAAAAAAATAACTACACTAAAAGCAATCCAGTAACAGAAGGTGCTATAGAATTATTTATTAAATCATCTCAAGGTCAAACTTTGTTTTCATCAATTACAGAAGAATTATTTGACAATAACCCAACAGCATATGAAAGTGAAAACGATCCACAATTATATATCGATGCTATTGAAAAAGTTAAAAGTATACTTGGTCAGTTCTCCGGTGGTGGTAGAGCAGGCTACGCGAATGGTGAGATGGTTGAAGAACAAGTTACTGAAACAGAGACCATGGCCCCCGGACCAATGGGTGACGCATCTAACAATTTAATTAGTTACGATCAACTAAGAGCAAGATTACCAGCAGAGATTACAGATGATATTGTAGAGCTTATGTCAAACAGTGCAGAAGCATTAGAAGACTTTGCTATGATTTCAACACAAGCAGATGTAGATCAGTTCAATAGAAAATACAGCGTTAATTTAGTACTACCAGCGGAGGCGTAACATGGCCGATACAGCCTACGAACGATTTCTAAAAGATCCGGACAAGGAAGAAGCTGTTGAAGTTGATATAAGAGATTCCAAACCTTTAGATTTAGATCAAGTCAAACTTAAAATACAAAACGAACTTTCATCACAAACTAAACCTAAGAAACCTGTGAAGTGGTTAGCTATGCCTGACCCTAAAAATATTCTTGAAACTTATTTTACATTAGAGCCGACTAAAAGATTAGCTAATAAAATTCAAGGATTAGAAGATCCTATACAACAGTTAAAAAAACTTCCTGATGCAAAGGCACCTAGTTTTAGAATTAACAATAAAGAGATTACACAGGAAAGAGATTACACAACAGGTCTTGATGAAATATCAAAAGGTATCAGCTCAGGTATATATGATCTACAAAATAGTTTAGGTTCACTATTATTTGCAGGCACAGACCTTGCAGCAAATACAGATTTTTTATCTAAGTTTGAAAAGATAATGGAAGAAAACGAACCTACTCGTCCTGAAACATGGAGAGGAGAACTTACATCTATTCTTACACAGTTTGGTGTACCAGGCGTAACAATAGCTAAAATTACAGGAAGAATACCTGCTGTAGTTAAAATGAAAAAAGCAGCTGACGCTGTCAAAGGCGGTAAGACTAGAAAAGCAAGTCAGATAGCAACAAGAATGGTAGAAGGTGCTACCATTGTAGGAGCAACAGATTTTATAGCATCAAATCCTGGGAGAGAATCTTTATTTTTTAAACCTGAAGACACGAAAGGTTTAAGTGGTAGAGAAAAAGCAGGTGCAGAATTTAGAAACAGAGTTAAATATGGTTTAGAGGGGACAGCAGTTGGTGGTGGTTTTCCATTGGTAGGTAAAGCAACACAACTAGGATATAAATATGGTTTAGCTCCATTTTTGTCTAATAGATTTGGTATAGGTGCAGCACAGTTAGGTGCAAAAGGAATTAACGCAACCGTAGTAAAACCTGTAGAAATGTTATTGGGTAATAAATTAGTAGCACCTTTAACAAAAGCGGGGTCAGAACAATTACAAAAAGCAGGTAAATTTACTGTAAGTAAAGTAGTTGCACCTTTATTGATATCAGGTATGTCAGGAAAAATTGTAAGACAGTTACCGCCGTTTGAAAAATGGAGACTGCAATCAGTAACATCTCCTAACAAAGTAAATAGAAATATTAAAAGAGTGGATAATTTTTTATCTTGGTTTAGATCTTACGGTAAACAACCAAAAGATATTGAAGGTGTAAGTGAACAAGTTAAACTATATGTTAAAAGTAGAGCTAGAAAAATAGATAGAACTTATGAGGGTTTAGAAAGATCTGCATATAACTTAGCTAAAAAATTTCAAGATCAATACAATACATCAACTACGTCACCTGCAATTCAAAGATACTATGCAGATGAAATAAAAGAAATAGCTAACAACATTTTAAAAGATGCAGACGCAGTAGTAAAAGGTGAAAGAAAACTAAACGATTTACCACCAGAACTACAAGCATTAACAAAAGATCTAACAAACGATATCAAAAAAATCATAACAGAATTTAAAAAAGTATTACCCAAAGGTAAAGATGCAGATGAGTTAGCAAAAGACTTAGCTCAAGTTGAGGTAAATAACATTGGTAAGTATCTAGTAAGATCATTTCAAACATTTAGAAACCCTGAATACGTTCCATCAGAAGATATAATGAATAAAGCAGTTAGCTATCTAGTTAACAACGTAATTAAAAAAAATACAAACTTAAAAGAATCTGCGAGAAATGCTTTTCCAAAATTAAAACCAGAACAAGCTTATGTAGAATCTGCTAAAATGCATGCAGAAGATATATTAAGAACTGGTAAAGCTGAAGGTAAATCACCACTAACACAACTAAGAGATATTGGAACTCGTATATTACAAAATGATAAATTTAAGTTTTTAAAAACTGGAGAAGAATTACCTGACGCAATAAAAAATTTATTAGGTCCTGAAAGAAATTTAAAAGCATCCGTTGCTTACACAACTGCAGAAGCTATATCATCCATGGCTAATAAAAGAGCTGCAGACTACATTGCTCAATCAGGATTAAAAAACGGTTGGTTGTTTAACACTGTTGAAGATGCAACCAATGCAGGATTTATTGGAGCACAACAAATTAAAAGCGTACCAAGACTTGGTATAATGAAATCAGATTTATTAAACAAGTGGGCATCACCTGAATACGTAGAAGGTTTTGCAGGTGTTGGTGGTTCTCTAGATAAACTTGTAGAAAATGCACTGTATCGTTTTTTATTACAATCTAAAGTAGGTGTACAGATTGGTAAAACATTA